CACGAATATATGACTTTAGAAAAGGGTGCGGTTATCAATGGTGGTAAAGCAGAGGGATTCCACGTAAAGGTAAACTCTGATGGAGCAACTTGGGATGAGTCCACACAAAAGAAGTACAAAGACCACGCTGCTCTTTTACTAGATTATATTGAAGAAAACAAAGACCCACGTTGGGTGTTCTATCTTGCTAACTCTTATAGAGATGCAGGTATACTTACACAAGCATTAAGATGGTACAAAGAGAGGCTAACTATGGAAGGGTATTGGGAAGAAAAGTATATGTCCCAATTGAGAATAGCCGAGATACTACAAAAAAATCGCAAAGATGAATGGATTGAAGCTTATCTAAAGTGTTCAATGATAGACCCTAATAGAGCAGAACACTATGTTCCAGTTCTAAGGCACTTCTCTCAACAAGGTAATCACAGTACATCTTATGCTTTAGCTAAGTATGCATGGGACAATTGTTCCAAAAACCCTTTTCCCAACTCTAGATTATTTATATCAAGCTCAACATATGATTGGGAGCTTTTAGATTGTCTAATGATTAACTGTTTTTATTTAGGTAAATTAAAAGAATTAAAAGAGCTAGTTGATGAGATGGATAGGAGAATTCAAAATAACCTAGTGCCTTTGACAGAATTAGAAAGAATAAATAAAAATAAAGAATATTATAATGGATTATAATACATTTATTAAGCCTTTCTCCAATAACTTTAAATTAATCACACTTGACGGTAATGAATTAGAAAAGGTAAGAGTTTTTGTAAGTTCAGTTATAAAGGCAAAGAGTGGTGAGAATCATTACCGCATTGACAACAATTCTAAATTTAAAAGGTTCTTCAACGGAATGATAGGCGAAGTAGCTATCGAAAAGCTACTGGGGATGCAAGGAAAAATAATTGATTGGAGTATAGGTAATAGTAATGACTACCATAAGCCTGACCTTTCTTCTCTTGGTGTCAAAGTAGGCGTTAAGACAGTGGAGTACGGGTTATTCCCCATAGTGTTCAAAACTTCTTATTATCCCGAAATAATAAATATTGCATATAAGAAAAAATATGTATATATTTGTGGAGTCGCTTCTCAAAACATTTTGAATACCTATCAGGATGATTCATTAATTAAAGATGAGAAGCTACGAAAGAGAGGGACTAAGACAGGGTTCTATGGGTTCGAACACCTTAAACCTTTCTCTAACCTTGAAGAACTAAATAATATTTGTAAACAGTAATTAATAACATGATGGATTTTTTAATAATAGGCGGAGTAATTGTGATTGTATTTGGAGTGATAGCTCTAGTTGATTTTTTCTTCCCTGATAAGAAGGACTAGCTACTCTAGTAGTATAAACAGTAAAATTAAAATATAAAAAAGCATGTACATAAATTTTGATGTCCTAAACGAATCTAACTTAACATACGAAACGTTAGTATTACTTGTTGCAATCAAACAAAGTGATTGTGGCAAATTAGAGATGGATAATGAAACAATAGAAGACCACGTTAACTTGCTACTTAGCGAGGGAATGATTGCACACCGTAAGTCAGATAATTGGTATAAGATAGCTAAGAAGGGCACAGCCTTTCTAAGAGATATAGGTATAGCAGGTATTAGTGATGAGGTGAAAGCCAATTTTCTTAAATTAGTTCAACTCTACAAAGACTATGGTCGTAATATAGGAAGTGCTAACAAAGCACTAAAAGTTTTCGCCCAATTTGTAGAAGAGACAAATAATTTATTTACCTTTGACCAAATAGTAGAAACCGTAGAAGAGTATCTAATGAGTAGTGACCCTCAATACACAGCGAGGTTAGACTTATTTATTTGGAAACCTGCTAACGCTTACGCTCGCAAGTTTACAATTGAAGATAGCAGACTTTACACAAAATGCAGAGAATATGCCAATAGTATCAGCTAAACAAAAAACAGACGAGGCTGTAAAAAGTATAGCCAAATTTCAATCAGGTGAGATAACGCCTATTTCTACAGGCTTTGATTGGCTTGATAAACACTTACTAGGAGGGTTTCTACCTTCTACCATAATGACCATTGGTGGTCTATCTAATCATGGTAAGACATACCTTATGCAGAAGTTAGAGAACTATGTTCTTGATACGTCTGAGGAAGTGGTACTACTGCGATGTAACTGGGAGTCAGCTGTCTATAAGCTACTTCTTAGAAAGATAACACAGAAGACAAATATGAAGATGTCAGAGGTACTGTTTAACCTTCCTGAAGGAAAGAACCTAGAGGACATTAGAGACATTTGTAAGCAAGAGAGGAGAGATGGGTTATTTTACTCTGAAGAACCTGTGACAGCTTGTCAGTTCGGAGAGGAGGTGGCAACATTTTTGCAGGAGAATATAGACAAGAAGGTCATGATAACAATCGACCACGTTGGCCTGGTGAAAGGGAGGGAGAAGTCTGAGATAGATGCATTGTTCGAAGAGATGAACAAACTCAAGAAAATGCATCCTTATGTTTTCTTCGTTCCTCTGATGCAACTCAAAAGAGACCTTCTTGATAGAGTTGGCAACCACCCATCAGAAGCACCTCGCCAGTTAGATTTCTACGGTTCTGACCAGCTGTTTCAGTTGTCAGACCTAGTAATGGCTGTGTACAACCCTTATAAGGTTGGGTCAGTCGGTAAGTATATGGTGTTCTCCAAATATGGCTACGAATACGTAGACATGGAGTTCATAGTAGAAGGAGGGGGAAAATATAACCACTTCAAGCCCGAAGGTAATTACTTTTACCATATGCTTAAATCAAGAGATATTGAAGACATGGAAGGTTTCGAAGACGTATGGGTCGAGAAACTATTCGATGTAAAAGAGCCTGAAGATGTGGAAAAAACGTCTGAAGAAGTTACAGATAGTTTAGAAGACATTTTGTAAGTTTGTATTTGTATTTTTAAATTTAAAAACCAAATCGTTTTTAAGCAATAAATCAGATAAGTTATTATTTCCTTCTGTAGTTATCCAAGATTCTTTACTAAAAGATATAGTGT